GTCAAGTGGTTTCAGTAATGAATCTTAAGCAGTTCGAAGAGCGTTGCGCGTTTAATCTGATCCCAGAATACGAACTTTGCATGGGATATTAATCCACTCACTACGGGGCGCAGCATCCTACACTGCATCACATTACACACACACCACACACTATGAACTCATTCAAAACCGAACTATTCAAGATCTCCTTCGAGGAGCCAACTGGTCAAGACCGTCCCTGCGTCACCATCACGCACGAGAAGACTGAGGACTACCTTGACTTCTTCACGCTAGCGGCCCTCTGCATTGAGGTTGACGACCTGCTCCAGTGGGGCAAGATAGACGCTACTGAAGCCATCAAGATCATCCGCAAGTCTGCGTCCTTCTTCATCCTTAACGGAGAGTAACACTATGAAAACACTCACACTACTCACGCTCATCCTTGCCACCTGCTCTGTAAGCGCCTACACAGACGAGGAGGTCATCGCCTCTACACTTATCCTTGAGGCTGGAGGCGAATACGCTGAAGGCAGCATGGAGGCCGTCTATGAGGTTATCTGCAACCGCGCATACAAGCGCAACCTCACACGCAGCGAAGTATGCCTGCAACGCAAGCAGTTCAGTTGCTGGAACTCAGGCAAGCTTAATGAACTTGTCGCCAAAGCAAAAAAACACTCGCGTTACGGTTATGCACTCGCCATTGTAAACAGTCGCAGGATCACCAACTACACTAACGGATCAGACCACTACCACGCAGACTACTGCAACCCATACTGGGCAAGCAGCATGACAGTCACCACCAAGATCGGTCGCCACATTTTCTATAAGTAACTCTCAGGCACTTCGCCTAAAATAAAACACACAACACACAATACAATGTCAGACTCAGTAAACATCACAGGCCCAGTAACAGTAATCCAAGAAGAGCAGACCTTCGGTTCTGGCTTCACTAAACAGTCGTTCGTCGTCCAAGTGGGTGACAAGTATCCGCAGGATCTCTGCATTGATGCAGTCAAGGATGACTGTGCCAAGGTAGCAGCACTCAGCGTGGGTGACGTGGTTAGCGTGGAAGTTAACCTGCGTGGCCGCGAGTATAACGGGAAGTACTACACGAACCTCCAGATGTGGAAGCTCGCAGTGACTACCCCAGCTACAGCTACAGCTCCAGTAGTTGACGACCCAGCAGCCGAAGAAATTCCCTTCTGATTTAGAATTAAATTAGAATAATTAGAAGGTTGACACTTTCTAAGTTAGACGGTAGCGTTCTCTGTATGGAAAATAAAAAATGTTTTAAATGCGGAGAACGCTTACCTTTAACTGAGTTCTACACCCACAAAGGGACGAAGGACGGCCACCTAGGCAAGTGCAAATCTTGCACGAAAAAGGATATGGCAGACAGGAAGAAGCTAAAAAGCAAAGACCCAGAGTGGGCTTTTAACGAGCGTGAAAGGCATCGCTTAAAGTCAATAAAGCGCAGGGCCGAGGGTAAGGTTAATTACGGGAGTAAGAAGCAAATGGACGCATCAGACCCCAAGAGACGAGCCAACTCTGCAGCATCACACATCCCAGCCCCTAAGGGGAGTCATCGACACCACTGGAGCTACGAGGAAGAACACTGGAAAGATGTTATCATCCTACCAATAGCAGAACACTGCAAAGTCCACCGCTACACAATTTACGATAAAGAACACCTGCAATACCGAACAGTTCACGGAGTGCTATTAGACTCAAGGGAGTTGGCCGAGAAGTATTACGCTATCGTGCTGACCATTGAGGACGGCATTTACTCTGAGCTCCAGAAACTGTTCTAAGCGCCAACCATTGTCCCCAATACTGCCTCTCAGTTGCCTTCTGGCCGCTGAGGGGCTTTGAGGTGTAACCAGCTCAGTAAAATCTGACTCAACTAAAATCAACCCACATACATCATGACGAACACTACAGAAACTGAACCAGCATTCCACCACACTAGCCGACGTCCGATCTTCCAGCCATCCGAGCGCAAGATCCTGCAGAACGGTCTCAATAGCCTTACACGGGCCTGTGAGGCTCAGGAAAAGCTTATCGAGGTCATTAAGCAGGAACTGGCAGACAGCAAGGAGCGATGCCTAAAGTACGCACTACGCAGCAAGCAGCTAGAGGAGCGTGACTACATCAACAAGGGTGAGGTAGAATAGGGACGCCTTTCAACTTCCGAAAGCCGTACCTACTAGACAGGCTTCACCACAGCGACCACAACTCGGTTGCCTAAACCCTCAGCGAATGGCACAACGCCATCCTCTGTCAACAGCAGCATACCCTTAGACGCTTTGACGTTACGGTAGAATATATGGTCACCACTGGCAGCATACACGGTGGTGGCCTTCGCATTTGCGTAGTCGTAAACCTGTGACAACACGTCGACAGCAGGGTTGCCAAATGATGCTAGAGGTAAGAGCAGTAGTAGTAAGTGTCGCAAGTCCTTATTATACAATATCTTGCGGAGCTTTACTATCGAGTGATCAACGTATGCACGCTGCGGATATCACGTAGTCGCTAATGATTGCGTTGGCTTGCAATTTTCCCATAAATAGATGAATTTAGGGAATGAGCGAAGAAATTGAAACAATTGCGGCAAAACCCGTGAAGTATATTCCGAACCACGGACTAGGTAGACCAAAGGGAGCTAAGAACAAGGTCACTACGCAAGTCAAGACGGGTTTGCTGAAGGCTTTGGAAGAAGGAGAAGGCGCTGCGGCTTTCTTTACCAATCTCAAGTATAACGATCCTCGGACGTTCTGCAATGCAGTGGTCAAGCTGATACCAGTTCAAGTCGAGGCTGACCTAAAAGGACAGATCGACAACAACATCACCGTCACCTTTGTCGGGCCTTCCAATGGGTAATATCTCAGTAACCGTAAACTTCGTACGCATCCAGCAAGCCAAGGACGATGGCAAGGACGGATGCATCTTACAGGGCTCAGCAGGTTCCTCTAAGACCTTCAGCGTCATGCAGTGGCTCGCACAGCACGCTAGCAAGACACCAGCACAGCGGATCTCATGCTACCGACAGTTCCGCAGCTCGGTCAAGGAGACGCTGGTGGCTGACTTCAAGCGTATCATGTCAGAGGATGAGGGCATGATGGGCATCTGGGAGGACAAGTGCTGGAATGCCAGTGACCTGCGCTACGTGTTCCGTAATGGCTCTGTGATAGCCTTCAATGGCTGCGACAAGGCAGAGAACCGTAAAGGTAAGCGAGATGACATCAGCTACATGAACGAGGTCACAGAGGTGAACTACGAGTCATTCAATCAGATTGCAATGCGTACGTCATTCGTCATTGCCGACTTCAACCCCAGCTACGATCACTTCATCTACAAGTTCCGCAGCAACCCTGACTACGCATACCACGACTCAACGTTCCGTGACAACCCTCTGCTGCCTGCTGGTGAGCGTAAGACCATCCTCGGGTACGAGCCTACCAAGGAGAACATCGAGAAGGGTACAGCGGACGACGCTATGTGGCAGATCTACGGTATGGGCAAGCCAGCTATCCTCAAGGGGCTGATCTTCACCAACTGGACCGAGACTGATGAGTGGCCGTCACTGGATGCCTGCGAGCGTCGTGGCTTCGGCTGTGACGTTGGATTCGTTGACCCTACCACGCTGATTGAGTGTAGATTTGCACAGAACACGCTGTATTTGCGTCAGCGAGTGTGGGCCACAGGCATCACAGACCTTCCCAATGCTGAGAGCGGTGACGGTTCGCTGGTTGAGGTGATGCAGAGTGAAGAGATACCGAAGGATCAGCCGATCTACGTGGACTGTGCGTACCCTCAGACTACCAAGGCGTTGCGCACGTATGGATTCAATGCCATCAACTGCACGAAGGGCAAGGACTCCATAGCGGAGGGCATACAGCTACTCAGGCGCTTCAAGATCAAGATACACTGCAACTCACGTCAGCTCATCAAGGAGTTCGCCAGCTACACATGGAAGGTGAATCCACAGGGCATGATCACGAACACACCGATCGACAAGTGGAATCACGGCATCGATGCGGTCAGATATTGGGCAAAGTCACAGATGCCAGCGGTAGGGACGTCTCACAGGCTCAAGATCAACCGTGTGAAGGTAGCTGGAGGTGCTATGCCGAGATACTGATGAATGGAGCATACGAGATATTCCACGTAACCGACACTAAGACGGTAGAAATGGCCTTGGAGCTGGTTGAGCAGGTGCATGGCGACTGTCACCCGTGGCTACCCGAGGAGTCGCGTGCTGAGTATGTGCTGCGGTTCGGTATCTTCCACATCTTGTTCAGGGACGATGAGTATCGTGGCTTCTTTGCTATCATGACCGATGAGGCTGGTGCATTCATTCATTTCGGCACTGCGGGGGGACGCTATGCTATCAAGGACGCACTGTGGACAATGCCCAAGGCTCAGAGTATAGCATCAAACGTGTACGGCATTACAGAGCTATTCTGCGAGGTTGACGAAGATAGCTTAATGTCCAAGCTTGTCAACAAGTTAGGCTTCACGAAGGAGTCTGCTTCAACCTACAAAATTACATATCATGGGCAGTAAACCAAAAGCACCTAAACCAGTCAAGCCACCTGAACCAGCTCCAGTAGTTGTTGAGGAAGATCCAGAAGCACAGTCAGCGGGTGACGCAGAGCGTCGTCGTATGGCAGCACAGAAGGGCCGCACGCAGAGTGTGACATCAAATCGTTCAACAATCCTCGGATAAACATGGCAAAGCGCAAACCAACATCATACGCAGCATCCGAGGGAACTCAGGATGATCGCGCAGTAAAGATCATAGCGGCGTATGGTGCTGACAAGAGCGCACGAGCTAATGTGGACACGACGTTTCGAGATATCGAGCGTCTAGTCCTTCCGTCGATGAACGGCAGTAACACGGACAACAGGCAGGCGGCTGGTCAAGATCAGCGTCCTGTCAGTTCCGTGGCTACTTCTGAGGCCATCTTGCTTGGCTCCAACCTGTATTCACACAGCTACAGCAACTCTGACCGCAACTTTGCGCTACGTGCTGCATCTGATGACGACCGTGACTCGATGAAGGAGTGGTTGCAGACTGCTACGGACAAGATCACGGAGTACATGCAGAACTCCAACTTCGGTCAGGTGTATGGTGAGTTCACTCGCATCTGGAGTAACTTCGGCACAGGCATCTGTGGGGTAGAGTTCGATAAGGACACCTCAGAGCTTGTATTCACGTCGATACCGATCACAGCGAACGTATACATCAACGAGAACCACCAAGGGCAGGTGAAGGGCTTCAAGCGCCTTCTACAGCTCACTGCGGATGACGTAGTGGCTAT